GTATGCTTCCCTTGCTAAATCAGCACCAGTGGAATCATACGTTGGCAAAAGACCTGTGGAATCAGCATCAACATCAATGCCGAACCTCTCTAAAAGGTCTGCCTGTGTAGTATCGGCATAGGGGTCAAAATCAACCCCACCTCCATGAGTGTAACCTTTTACGTAATCTAGTAAACCGGGCATATTATCTCATTAAATAACTTAATAATGATTGTGGTTGCTGGTTTATCATACCACCTTCTTCATAAGTCAGTTTAGGCGGCTTTGACAGTGTAAAAGGATTGTATTGGCTACCACCCATTGGAAATCCTTTTGTTATTGCCTCAGAATATACTTCATAACCTAAATTCGGATTTGAGCTTGACCATTCAGCAAAGGTAGGTAGAACATCTCCTGCACCGGTTGCCGCAGTTGTTGCCGCAGTTGTTGCTGGCGCACCGCGCCCAGCTATCTTACCATACATACCGCCATCGGGTGCAAAACCTGCCATTAATCCAGCTTTAATTCCTGACAGTGCCGCTCTTTGACCCATACCGCTCTGATATTCTTCTCCTGCACGCTCAACATCTTCAAGACCTGCTTCTTTTCCATACATGATATCTGTATCTATATCCTGCTCTCCACCATAGCCTAAATATTCACCAACATACTTGCCAGCACCAGTTGCACCGCCAACCAACCAAGGAAGATAGGCGGCGGCGGTTACCGGATTAGAAAGAAGTAATGGTGTTAGATACGCCGCTCCTGCTCCACCGCCGAGACCCAATACAGAACCCCAAAAACTTCCCTTTTTCTGCTTTCCAACCTGCTCAGTTTGTGTTTCTCCAAAAACATCAGAGGCTCTTTGTTTTTTCTTCAGTCTTTTTAAACCGGCTAAACCGGCTGATACGCCACCACCTTCTTGGAATGATTGTGGTTGAAATTGTAATTGCTGTCTAGGGTATTGCTGTGGCATGTTACCGCCATACTGCATACCAAGTAAAGTTCTCATAGAGACTCCTTATATAAACCACGTAAAGTGGGTAAAATTTCACGTTTTAAAATAACAAATTTATTCATCTTTTAAAATACCTTAATAAGTCTTTTAATTCACCATTACACAGGGTCTAAATATAACCAGTAACAAGTACCATTAAGCCATATTGGTATTCTGTGAGATAAAGTGCCAACAGCATCTAAAGCAGTGGCATCTATAGCTTCTTCTAAAAACAAAGATAATGTTGATAATGTATCTGTGCCACTACCTGCGGAATTTTCAGCTCCAATATATATCTGGTCAGCAGTAAGAGCAGATGGCTTTGTTCCGTTAACAATAACTAATTGACCAACCGCATCACCATCTATAGTAGGAGTGGCATCTGTATTATTTATAGCAACACAATCATCTCCTCCATCTACAAAAAACGCCGCCTGTTTATTAGCTGTTTCAATTCTAAAATCTTGACTAGCATCAGCGGCTTGATTAAATGTTGCTCCAAGTGAATTAATAGTAAGCCTCGCATTGGCATTTGTATTAACGTAAAAATTTATTGCATTAGTACCAAAATTCATCTTAGTACCTGTATTGCCAATATGATGACATCCTTCTGAAAGACCTAACTCACCAACTACAGATAAGGTATCTTCTGATTCATCCCATAAGGCATACTTTCCAGAAGTTGCTCCAAAAAATTTAACATCATAGCCGGTATCATCTACTCCTATTGTAACTGAACCATCAATTTGCATATTTCCATCTATGTCAGCAGTTCCACCTACAATTAAGTTGTTCTTGATAGTGATATCCCTATCTACATATTCATTCCCATCTGAAGATAAATAAGATTTATGAACCCTGCCTCTATATTTTTTAAAAAGAGCCAGTTGCTTATTAGATGACTGAGCAAAAACAATGTCTCCGTCTTTCATTGAATTTGATGATGGTGGATAACCAATAACCGATTTTGTACCCACAAACGGAGAAGAAGTTTCTTTACTATTCTCTAATACTCTTGATATTCTGTCAGCCATCAAGAAACTCTCTTATGAAGTGTTCTGTATTCAATGGATATGTCATTAATATCAAACGTACCAGAAGTTGGAGGATTAAACTTTAATTGTATACTTTGACAACTTATAGGTGAAGATGGAGTTATGGTTGCTACATCCCATTGTAGCGTTCTTACAGCCGCTCCAT